GTCATTTTTTTTGCCCTCTTCACTAATAAAACTAGGGTTAATTTTATCGTCAAGTTTAGGAAGTTTACTTAGCACAGCAATACCTTGAGCAACTTCTCCATAAGGTCTTGTAAACATATACTTTAATATGCTTTGTAATTCGTCTTGGGTAATTATATAATTCATTTTATCTCTCCATTTTTTTTTTGTTTATTTTTTTAATATAATCTGCAGTTTCTCTACTTCTTCTCTCTCCTTCTGATTCTTTTCCTCCTTCTTTAAATTTAATTTCTCCTGCTATGGCACTATATGCAGCCATATCAATATAGGTATCTCTACTAACTGCACCTAGTTTAGTGCGAGCTATTTTTAATAGAGCCATTAGTATTGCTACATCATGGGCTTCTATTTTTACATTTAGATACGCTGACCATAGCCTAGATATGTTAGCATGGTTATCAACTTTATCCCCATAATCTTTTTGTCTGTCTACACCGGATAAACTTATTGCTTGTTCTAAACATTCTTTTGTAATCATTTTTTTCTCTTTCCTTTGTTCCATCGTTTATGCCAAGCCCAATTACTGAGCTTACCCCCGTAACGTTCACATAGATAATAAAAATAATCTATCATTTTTTATTCTTCTTAAATTTACGACCTACTACAAATACAATAGAATTAATTACTGTATTAATTGTTACCATACCTAAAATCCACCACTGCCAAAATTCTACACTCATTTGTATTTAGGAGTTACGTTAAATGATATACTTCTTCTAATTCCTTTACCACGAAAAGGATATACTTGATGTTGCAACCAACTAGGAAAAAACATTACCTTACCGGCAACAGGTTTAAAAGGAAACTTAGGGTTAACCAAAGGGTGGGGGTCTGCAAATAACCATTCTATCCAACCTGCATGGTCTTTCTCTTCATCTTTTTCGACAGATTCTGGAACCATTGTCCATCCTGCAGCAGAAACTAAACCCGAGTGCATGTGAGGAGGATTAAAATCTCCTGCAATAGAATTAACAATCCAACTATTATGTAAATCTACTCCAGTAATATCCCCTTTAACATTTTTAATTTCTTCATTTGATATTGCTTGCCCCATGTAAGTTTTCATATACATATTTAAACAGCTTGCCATCCAATTAAAAAAACTAGGATACTCTCCTATTTTTTCTTGCCACACATGAGGTTCAATTTTATGTTCTTGTTTAACATTACCTACAAGACCATCTGACCAATCTAATTGTTTAGATTTTTTTTCACTGGAAGATATTTTATCACCATATGTATTTAGCATATCAACATAAGGCTTAGGCATTTTAAATTCCATAAGCATTGGCCCGAAAGGAGCGTGCATATTTGCCTGTATTTTATCAATATCTTCTTTCATCTATACTCCTATTAAGTCTGTGAGAGGTACAAGGTAACCTCTTGATGTTAGTTTATCACCACCAGGGACAACTTTATAATCTTTACTAACTAATTTTCGTAGTCTTGTCAAGGGAATATGTATTGAAAACAAATGTGTGTCTCTGCCATTTGGTATTTTAAATATCCAAGTATCTGATTTGCTTGTAGTAATACCACTATCCTTTCCTCTTGATTTAAACTCTACATAAACATTTCCTGTTTTATGTGCCATCCTATCTGTTTTTAATTCAAAATTTTCTAGAGACTTCATTACAAGTTTTTCATGTTTCTTGCCATAGGATAAGTCTTTTGTAAAATTAGTTACGGAGAAATCACTTTCTTTTAATTTCTTAATACTTGTACTCTTATTTTCTTTTATCTGTGCTTTCATTAATGTAACCTATCCTTTTTTAATTTTACCATGTCTTCAATACTAACAACAGTATTATTTTCTATGGGTTTAGACAAAGATTCTACGCCTTCATCAAATATAATATCGGGTCTTTCTAATGCCATCTTAACCATTCCATGTGCTATTGTCAAGGCAACAGCATAGTCTTCAGATAATGGCATTTCTTTTGGCTCTGAAATTGTACACACAAATCCTTCATCAGAAGGGCATACAGAAATTGTAATAATATTTTTAGGATTTATTCCATTATCCATTTTGTTTTCCTATTAATTTTAAAAAATGATTAGCATCAACTATAGCCAAGGGCTGTTGGTTATTCATTTTTATTACAGCAACAGGTATATCTGTTACTTTTGAATTACTTTGTGCCTGTGCAATAATATCATAGATACCTTTAAATGTTTCTTTGTTTTTACATTCAAAAGAATAAGGTATTAATTTTTTAGCAGGGTTAGATAACTTAATATCCTCCCCTGTCTCGCCCATAATAGCACAGCTTATATCATTATCATCTAGAGTTTTAAATATAGACAGCAATGTATCTCTTGTCCAATTTTGTAATCTTCTACCTTTAGCTTTTCTACTTCGAACTGTCGACATTTTCTTCCTTTACTTTGGTGTACCAAAAATATTTAGGGTTCATAGCTTTAGATTCTTTCTGTGGTAGGTATTGTAAGTTTTTCCAACATGGTTTTTTATATGCACAAAATGTACATTCTTTTGCAAGAACTCTATTACCTGTAGATTTTCTATTAAAAAATTCTTCTACATCTTCAAACTTTCTTTCAAATGGTTGATTAGTATTTAAGGCATGAAGATTTTCTTTTGCTTGGTCAAGTGCTTTCTGTTTATGATGACTATCATTAATAGGAGTCTCAACTACAGACCATTCTCCTGTTGATTTATTAATAGCAATCCACCCACCAAAATCTTTATCATCCGCACCTGCATACAGATACCCTTGAGATACATAACCAAAGGGGTCATCCTTTAGCATAGCATCAAAGCCTCCTGCCTCACCAAATTTATATTGGAAAGAATAGGGGGATGCACTTTTTATATCCCATATCTTATCCATAATCTTTACATCATAGGTGCCATTAATTTCATCATCACCTAATACGTATTTAACTTTCTTTTGAAAGTCATCTATCTTAACTCCAGATGATTTTAATATTGCAACAGCTAGAGCCTCAATTAAATCACCAAATATAAATCTCATCTTAGCATTATAAGGCGGTGTGTCTGCTTTTGCACCACTTTTTTCCATTTGTAATTGGCACAAAGGTTTACCAATAGAACTCATACGAGGTCTAAATTTTGTTTCTCTCTGCTCTACAAATTGTTTTATGAAGGCTTGTTTACAAGCCTCCGCAAATTCATTTACAACATCACTAGAAATAGGAACAGAGGCCTTATTGGCCTCCGTTAAGAATAATTGTACTCTGTTTAGTATACTAGACATTAAGCTTGAAGCACCATCTCGGGGTCATCAGCAAGTTCATTAATAACTTTTGCAGATGCCGCATCTTGTTCCTTATTGCTATGGGCTTTTTGCCACTTGGTTGATACTCTAGCGTTCTCTTCTTCAATAAGAGCATTGAACATATCCATATGCTCTAAGTCTTTTGCAGTAAAGGGAACCTCTTTTTTGTCAATTGCTATTTCAGATACATAATAAATATTACTTCCTGCTTTTCTCTTAACAGTTGTCATATTTAATAAATGGTTTTGCATTAAACTATCTCTACCTTTAAGACTTTTAAAAGCCTCTCCAATAGGAGTAAAGTTTGAACCAGTAACTCTAAATAACACAGGTAAGTTTTCTACTTTTGTAGGCTCTCCTGTAGGAGTTATTGCATCCATAGAAACTAAACCATATACTAAACGATAACATTTAATATTTCGTTGAGCGTCTACTTGTGCAGGAGTTAATTGTTCCTTATCCTTACCTATTACTTTACCACATCTGACTCCACCATTAGTATCAATGGGTTCATCTTTCCATGATTTAAAGATAACAGAAGAACAAGCATACTTGTTATTATCTGAATCATATTCCATGTATTGGAATGTATTAATAAAAGGTCTAAACTGAATAGGTTTATCTTTTATACTATAAACTTTGGATTGAATACCAGAGTCATAGGTACTAAAGACACCTGCAGATAATTGATTTCCATCATCATCTTCAGCCGCTCTGTTTATTATTAGCCTGTCTATTGAGCCTGTAATAATTACAGAACCATCATCTTGGCCGGTCATTTTCATTATCTCCTCTTTACTAAGAGAGTCAAATGTCGCTAAGTCATTTACCATATACTACCTTTCATTGGTTAATTGAACTTTTCTTATACACTATAGAGTATGTTTTTGTCAAGCATAAACTTTAGTATCCAACCAATTAGAGCCTACTTTTAATTCAACATCTAGTGGAATGTTAAAATCAATCCCATACATATCTTTCATCCGTTGAATAACCCCTAAACAACCACTGTTTAGACAGAAAGCGACTTCTTTTTCTTCTCCGGGAAAGACATCTGCCACAATAGAATCGTGTACAGTATTGATAAGTAGGCTCTTGGTTTTATGTTTCTCTAGTAATTCTTGTATACCTATACAAGCTAGAGGAACAATATCGGCAGTGGCAAATCCCTGCACAGGATAATTTTTTATCTGTGTAGAAGAAGTTGCACCACCCCATGACATGCGTTCTGCTTTTGGAAAGGCGTATTGTCTACCTGTCGGTAGAGTAACAACTTTTGTTCGTATTGCCTCACTTTGCAGTTTATCATGCCAAACTTTTATACCCGGATATTTTTTTAAGAAAGCCGAATAATATTTCTTTTCATTTTCAGTACCAGACATACCTCCATACAAAGGTTTAAATGTATGTGGCTTTGCTTCTTGTCTTGAACAGCCGATAATACTGGCTGTGTAATTATGTACATCAACACCATTTCTTATATCTTCCATACCTTGTTTATCTTGTGATAAAAAAATAGCTGTTCTAAATTCTAATTGAGCGTAATCAATTTCCATTATCTTACCTCCCTCAAATCTAGAACTAATAACCTTACGAATAGGAAATGTACTACCTCTTGGTTGATTTTGGAAGTTAGGATTACGACTTGATAATCTACCTGTAGCAGTTACAGTTTGCATAAAACTAGGATACAAAAATCCTTTATCTGTTGTAAACTTTTTAATACCCTCAACAAATGTACTAAGATAAGTCTCTAGTGCATTGTATCTTGTAATCTTTTCAACAAATCTTTTTAGAAATTCATCTCCTGTTTTTGCTATTTTAGTTAAAGTTAATCTATCTGTTTTAAATCCTCCCTCTGAAATCTCCATTACAGAAGTAACAGTAGCATAAAATCCGGCCTTATCAGACAATTCTCTGTAAACAAATCCATCTCCTTTACATTCAGAACACTTACTTAGATTACTCCAAGGCTCTCCATTTACTTTTATTTTTTGTATGGTGCCTTTACCTTTACACACAGAACATTGTTCTGCTTTTGTTTTGTACACAGGTTGTAAATGTTTAGCAAATATTTGTTTTAATTGTTTAGGAGTAAATTTAGGTCTTCGTTTTTGTTTCTTTGTAAATTTATCTACACCTAAATTAAATATCTTTGCCCATTCTTTTTTATCTTTTACTTTTATCCCATACATTAACCAAGATAATTGCTCTGGACTTGCAGGATTAATTTTTGTATCCCCCATGCGAGTATGCATTTCTTCATCTATTTTAACACGCAATGAATCATACTCAGTTTGAAAATCTTTTTCAACTTCACTTAATGCTTTTCTATCAATATATATTCCATTATCTTCCATCTTTGTTAGAACAACAAGAAACTCACACATATTTTTTATCGTTAATAGCAAGCCTTTGTGTTGAGGTTTTTTTAATTGTATCATTTGTGATTCAAATAAAGACTTGGTTGCCTTTACATCTATACGACCATACTCTTCTACAATACCAATAGGGATATGTTCAAATGAAACATTATTTTTTATATAGGATTCTGTCAAATCAGATTTTTGTATTACCCCTCTAAATGCACAGCAATCTTTTAATTTTAAACTTCTCTTGATACCCCTATTAAAAACATATTCAATTACCATCGTATCACAAACTTTACCATCATATTTAAAACCTGCCTCCCATAACCACAATAAATCAAATTTAGTATTGTGACCAACAAGTAAAGTAGTCTTATCTAATATGTCCTGTATAATTTTTCTATTAGGTATACCTTTAAATTCTGAATGTTTAAAAAATACATACTCATCATTAATACCTAATGATACTAAAAAATTTTTAGGGTTTTTAGCTGAAGGGTCTTTATCTTTATCTCTACCTTGAAAACTTGTTTCTACATCAAATACACTAATCATAATACCTCGATAGTTCTGGGTTTATCATACAGTTAATCAATCCATGATACCCTGTTATTTTATTTTTACTTATATAAACATTTCTAGCATGTTCATCTCTGCCTTGATGAGTAGCACACCCAACACCAATAATTAAATCTGCTTCTGCTGCTTTACCTGTCTTACTTCCTTCCATCATATCAAATGTTAATTCTATTTTACCATGCCCATCTGCTGATGCTTGTGATATAGCAATGACACAACAGTTATTTCGTTTTGCTATCTCTCTTGCACCTGTATAGATAGCACGAAGTTTCTCATCTGTTCGTGCAAAGTTACCCTTAACATTTACTTTATCTAATTGGTCTATAATTAGTATATCTGGTTTTTCTTTCTGAACAAACTCATCAACCTCATCTAACGACCAATCAACAGTATCAAGTATATTAATATTATGTTTTACTTCAGTCCATTTTTCTTTAGCTGTAGTCATATCAGCTCGTATTTCATCAAATGTCATACCTGCGTGGGCATTAATTAGTCTCATTTGAGTCCTAATTGCAGGCTCCTCGTTGATAAGTGCACATACTTTGGCACCTTGAGAGGCAAATCCGTCAATTCCTGCGACTAAATTAATCCAGAAGGCTGTTTTACCACTCTCGGGTCT